AAATGGTTAAAGAGGTAAATAATGGCTAGTTATGATGACGTATTAAAGGCTCTACAAGCTGCAGATGCTGCTGGAAATGCTCAAGATGCTCAACAATTAGCTATTATTGCTGACCAAATGAGAAACGCACCACAGACTACTACATTAGGTCAAAAAGCATTAGGTGTTGGAGAAGCTGCATTATCTGCAGGTACTGGCATATTAGGTCAATTTGCAGGTAATGTTGCAGGTGTTGGCAAAGAATTATTGACTGGTGATTTTGGCAAAGGAACTGCTGAAAAAACTGCTGCAAATGTTCAACAAGCACTTACCTATCAACCTCGTGGAAATGTTGCTCCAGAATATTTACAAAATGTTCAAAATGTAGTTGAAGAATCTAAACTTGCTCCTACACCATTATTGCCAAATACAGCAAGCATTGGATTTAAAATTAAAGCTAAAGTTCCTACTTCTGCAGAAATTAAAAATACTGCATCACAAATGTATAAAAAAATTGATGATGCTGGTGTTGTTATTCAAGCAGAGCCATTTAATCAATTTGTAAATAAAGTTAAAACAACTGTTGGAAGTAAAGTTCGTGAAGCTAGACAACCTCAAGTTGTAGATGCACTTAAACAATTAGACGAAGCTAGTGGTTCTGTTAAAACATTACAAAAAATGCAAGATTTAAGAGAAAGTATTTCTGGCATTAAAATGAGTGGAAATGCTTCTGAAAGAATGTTTGCTGGAGATATTGTAAAAGAACTAGATGATTTTATGGAAAAGTTAGATGCTTCTAAATTAATTGCTCCAGTTCAAGGAGATGTAGAAGCTATTAAATTAGTTCCACAAGCTAGAAACTTATGGAAACAAGCTAGAAAATCAGAATTGTTAGATGAAATCTATAGAAAAGCTGAAATTAAATCTACTGACCCATATAATGATGTTGCATTTGCTACAAAATTAAGGTCTGAATTTAAAAATTTAGCAGTTAATAAAGATAAACTTCGTGGATTTACTGCAGAAGAAGTTAAAGCTATTGAACAAGCAGCAAAAGGTGGAAAAATAGAAAATGCTTTAAGAGCATTTGGTCAAGGCGGAGGAGGAGATAAATTCTCTTACGGTGGTGCTATTGCAGGTGGAGGTTTATCTTCTTTTGCATTTGGTCCAGAGTTTGGAAATGCTGTTGCTGGTCCTATAGGTGCTTATATTGGTGCTAAAACTGTTCCAGCTATTAAAGGTGTTTCTAGAATGGCTGCTAGTCAATTAGGACAACAAAATTTACAAAATGTTATGGATTTAGTTAAAACTGGTGGCAATCCATATGCTGGTCTTCAATTATTTCAAGGCAACACTGCACCATTAAATGCTGCTGGTTTACTAGCACCATATATTACTAACCCAGATGATTTAAAAAGTTTATTAGGACAATAATGAGTAACGAAATAGACCCAATACAATATGGCAAACTTATTGCCCAAGTTCAAAATTTAGAGCATAAAGTAGATAGTTTAGAAGTAGATATTAAATTACTTCTAGAGCTTGCTAACAAGTCTAAAGGTGGTTTCTGGGCAGGTATGGCAATCGCTTCTGCTATCGGTGGTTTTATGACATTTATTGCTAATCATTGGTTAGGCAAATGACATTTATTACAGAGAACAATATTGCCAATCTGTATTCGGCATTGATAGAGTTCCCTGTATTTGATGAATATAAGTTACCTCCAGCTTCAAAAGTAGATTTTGTTGTAGTTAATGACCCTAGTATGTATGGGCAATATGAACCTCCAGAACAAGGTGAACCTCATATTATAACTATTAGTACAGCTAAATGTAGTCATCTTGATACAGTTATAAAAACATTATGCCATGAAATTATACATATGTGCATTTATTTAGAATCACCTAAAACAGAAAAATATGCAAGCCATAAAGGTTTATTTTCAAAATTACAAAAGCGTGTAGCTAATCATTTAGGGTTTGACCCAAAGGAGCTTTAATGGGAAGTTTAATTGGTTTAATTTTACCAGCATTAGTACCAGCATTTGCTGACGGTGCTAGAGGTCTTATTGCAAAGTTTACAGGTGGTGCAGGTGGACAACCACAGAACATGACAGAACGAATAGAGCTTATGAAAGCAGAAGCTGAAAAGTTACAGGCTTTAGCTGCACTAGATAACCCTACTGGTGAACCTTCTAAATGGATTATAGACCTTCGTGCTTCATTTAGATATATCATTATAACTGCTATAATGATTTTTACTGCTATTGTAGTATTCAACCCAGACGTTGTAGGTGCATCTGTAGTAGCAGTATTCCTTGACATGACTGGAGCTTGTATGTCTTTTGTTATTGGCGAAAGAATGTACTTGACACTTAAAAAATGATTGTATTAAATTTCATGAATTTTGTTGGTTTATCTTTTCTTAAATTAATTGTTGTTGCTTTATTATTTATTGCTATGGGATTTTCTTTAGCATTTATGATGGCAATGGAAGCACTTACTAACGCATTGGAATATATTAATTCATATGTTGATTGAAGTTAAAAGGTTTGAATTTAATGATACATATACCGTAGGTAGAATGTATTTAAATAATGTTTATTTTTGTTACACTTTAGAAGATGTTGTTAGAGATGGAGCTAAAGTAGATGGAAAAACAGCTATTCCTGCTGGAACTTACGATGTTATCATTGATGATTCTGCTAGATTTGGTAAGCCTATGCCTCATATTTTAAATGTACCTAATTTTACAGGTGTTAGAATACATTCTGGCAATACATCTAAAGACACAGATGGATGTATCTTATTAGGTCATACATATGCAGGTAAAGATTTCATAGGAAATTCTAAATTAGCATACGATGTATTTTTTAATAAACTTAAAGAAGATAAAAAAGCTACAATTAAAATATGGTAGAGTATTTAATCTGTGATGTGCTTTGTGCTATTGACCATTTAAAGTATGTATTGCTCTTGCTTTTAGGATTTATAGTATATAATAGTTTATCTAAACATTAGAGACTAATATGAAAATCTTACTTATTGATATTGAAGTAGCACCAAATACTGCTCATGTCTGGGGTATCTTTGACCAAAACATTTCTATAAACCAATTATTAGAATCATCATATACCCTATGCTATGCAGCCAAATGGTATGGTGAATCTAAAATCATGTTTGACTCTATTCAAAAATCTGGTAAACAAAAAATGTTGGAATCTGTGCATAAACTTCTTGATGAAGCTGATGCCATAGTCCACTATAATGGTTCTAGGTTTGACATACCCATACTACATAAAGAGTTTTTACTCTCTGGTATGCCTCCTCCAGCACCCTCTAAACAGATAGATTTATTACAAGTAGCAAGAAGGCAATTTAGGTTTGTTTCTAACAAACTAGATTATGTTTCACAGGCTTTAGGATTAGGTAGTAAAACAGAACATGAAGGACATACTTTATGGGTCAAGTGTATGAATGATGACCGTAAGGCATGGAAAACTATGGAAGAGTACAATAAAAACGATGTTGTTTTGTTAGAAAAAGTTTATGATAAATTTAAGGCATGGATTAAAAACCATCCAAATCATAATGCGTATTCCGCAAATTCTTGTTGTCCAAATTGCGGTTCTAGCAAATTACAAAAACGTGGTACTGCTATTACTACAACTAGACATTATCAGAGGTTTCAATGCCAGCAATGTGGGACATGGAGTCGAGCAGCGAAGGCGGAACAGTTGTCCAAAGAGTCCGCTATCAGCATATAAGGAAAATTATGAATATTCAAAAACTATGTGAGCATATGGTAGGTAAAATGATAGTAGAAGCAGAATCCTACTATGGAGAAGACGTGCTTATTATAGTGCTAGATGACGGAAGTCACATCGAAATTAGCGGTGATGGACTTTCCGTTTATTCAGAAGTACCAGAATTAGACGATTAATCGTCAACCATCTCAATTCTTTGTAATTGAGCAGCAATTTCTGGAGGATTAATAGCCTCTTCATCACGCAATACTTCAATTAATTTATTGGCATACCATTCGCCTTTTTTAATATCTTCAATAGGGTTTGCTTTAAATGAATATCTTAAATCATATTTCATTTTATTTCCCTTTAGGTAACCAATAAACTCTTCTTTAGTCAAACGACTAGCAATAATATCTATTGCTTCAATGCCACCTACCAAATAGTGCTTTGGATGATTTACATTATCCATTTTCTTTTCTCCTTTGTAAAGAATTATGTTTTCTTACTGCTTTTGCCATTAATGATGCTACTTTTAAACTCATCGCTGGGTTTAATTTAATCAATTTTTCATCATGCATTTTCATTAGTTTTTTATATCCAATATTAAAATGACGACTTACTTCTGTTCTACTTGCATATTTGTTGCTTATAATATATGAATTTATATTATTAATCAAGTCATTATCTATCATAATCATCCTCTATATGTTTTTTCATTTCTACTGAAACTACTGCTGCAATAAACATTAGTAATAAAATTGCTACTGGTATTATAAAAAAATAAATCATACAAGTCTCCCACTATATTGATAAGTTCCTGTATGGACTAACTGTGCCCATGCAGCACCCCATACTTTAATGCCATTATCCCTAGCTAGTTTACAGAAATGGTAATCTTCTGACAATAGTTTCTTTTCTTCATCAATGCTAGTGGCAAAGTATTCTACTATCTCATCACCTAAATCAGAATTGTTAGTAGTATCATTCATGTTATGGATATATTTAGGACACTTGTCTTTTAGTTTATTAAAGACATCACGCTTAATCACCATGAACCCTGTGCCACCATGTTTAATCTCAAAAGGTTTATCCAAAGGAACAAGTTGTTCTTTTACGTCACCTACCATGTTGACTACATATTCACCAGTAAAGTATTTTAATTGATTTTCTGGCACATTTTTTTTAATAGCAAATGCTAGTGAGCCAAAGTTAATTTCTTTTTTAGGATAAAGACCGCAAATAATGTCTACATCTGAATCAATCATTTTAAATAAATGTTCTGGGTTAAAATGAATATCAGCATCAATAAATATCATATGAGTACAATCAGACTTTAAGAAGTCATTAACTAATGTATTTCGACCACGAGTAATAAGGCTTTCGTTATACAAAAATGAAAAGTAAGCATCTATGTCTTTAGCAATTAAATGTGCTTGCAGACTTAATATAGACTCCATATAAGTTCCATAACATAATCCACCATACATAGGAGTTGCTATAAATAAATTAGGTTTCATACTTAACTCCATGTAATTGTTCAATAATTCTTGCAAATTTAAATATTTTTTCTAATGTTAATACTTGACTTCCATGTCCAAAAGCATCTTTATATGCTTTTATAATTTGTTCTTGCGTGAGTGGTCTAGAGTCCACTGTTTGCCTCCGTTAATTTTTTACTATCATATTTTTTAGTATTAGTTACTTTTACAACATTTTTTGTATCTGGGATTAATGGCGTTATTGTGACATTATGTAATTTAGATTTAAGGTCTTTTAACCATGACATTTCTGTGGGTTCTGAAGTCATTAAACCAGACCATACAAGTTTACCTGTGCTATCAAACTCTTCTACAAGCCATGCTATAGGTTTCATTAATAAAATACCATCCTTCCTATTTTAACTTTCTTTTTACCCCATTTATTAACCGATGGAATTGAATCATCATGAAAGTATAAAGCATTTGCAACTGGGTTAGCATATTTATTAAATACAACTGCATCAAGTACCAAAAGTTCTGTTTTAAGAAATATTTCTGTATCCACATCTTTATGAGTTTCATCTGTGACCCCAATAAATTGACCATTAGCATAAACAACAGAACATACATCACGACCCCAACGACCAGATTTAACCCTGTTACGAATGACATTGATAACACCTAATTTTTCCTCTAAAGATTGTGTATTTGCTTCATGATATACAGCAGCAGCATAACAAGCAACGTCTAATTCTAAATGATTAATGTCCATTTGGTTGATAAAATCCATGTACTAAAGGAAGAATTTGTTCTGCACCTATTTTTTCAATAATCATATTTCTAATATTATATTTATTCATTCCTGCTAATTCACAACACAAATCATAAATATCATTATCATCAAATAACCATTGTATAGCATCTATCTTGTCTCGTAAAGCTAATTTATTTTTAGATTTTAAAGATGTCACTGTTTTTTCTGTAGCATTTTCTTTGGTTCTTTTGGGAACATATAAAGCATCATCTATAGTCTGGTAAAGCATAGCTAATAATAACTTGGCTTCTGGTAATTCTGTCAAGCGACTATTGTCATCATTATCTACTATATCATCATCAAAATCCATAATGTCTCCGTATTTTCATTAGGGTAAAATAAATGTTTTATACTTGCTTTTGTATCGCAAAAACAGCATAATTTGCTAGACAAACAATTTTGTATGTCATAAACAAGGAGCAAATCATGTGGACAAAACCATCAGCAACTGAAATGCGTTTCGGCTTTGAAGTTACAATGTATGTAATG